ACCTTCTACAGCAGTTGTATTAAATCTATAAGTAGCTCCAGGTACAAATGACAATTTAGGTTTTGTTACACCATCTATAAGATATTGCCCACCGCTATCAGTTACAATGTGTGTGAATACACTTTCAGTTAGACTGTTTATTCTATTGTTAAACGAAGCACTATCAATGTAATAAGATTGAGTAAACGTATTAAAGGAAGCTGTAGTTGTGTAGTAAGGTGCTTCTATTGTTGAATCACTTAAATCAGCATGTGAAGATGAAATGGCATAAGATGAGGATAGAGATGTGGGAGCATGAGAAGCGCTTACAGCCCAACTAGATGTACCGTACAAGTAGCCATAGAAGCTACCAGTAAATGATCCTGTATTGTAGGATTGACTAAATGCTATAAAGGATCCTGACAACTGAGCGATACTAGCTGATAAAGATGCACTTGTACTAAGGAAACTGCCTGATAATAAAGCAATACTAGCACTAAAAGAAGCAGATGCTTCAACAAGTACACTTGCCGTACTTTCAAGATTTGTAGCTCTTTCTGCTATTGAAGATGAGAAAGTATTATAGCTTGCTGATGTAATTACTGGATCGCCATTGATTGCTAGACTACCAGTTATGGTTACTGATCCAGTAAACTGATGAGTGTCGGTAAGTTGAGATCCAAATATGGTTGATCCCGTTATAAATTCGGTAGAAGAAGTGATGACTTGAACTACTAGTGTTTGAGCAGTTACAGTTCCACTAAACAATGCATTGGAAGCAGTAACGTTACCTGAGAAGGTTGCATTAGACGCAGTTAAGTTTTGCCTAATTAAGAAGTTATCAGCTGTAGAAGCTGTGTAAGCTGTCTCAGAAGTAAGAGAGTAGGAAGATGTGACAGCATAGGATGAACTTAACCCAGCCGAAGCTGTTTCAGCAAAGATTGCATGGCTTGAAGTAATTGAGTAAGAACTACTTATTGAATACGAGGAAGTGAATGCATAAGAGGCTGAATCAGCATAAGAAGCTGAAACTATAACACTACCGGTTCCTGTGGTGGTGGCAAGTTCTATAATAGACTGAGTAGTAGCAGTTTGCTGCTTAAAAAACACTCTACCATCGTAGGTGTTTACTGCTAATTCACCGAGATCAAGTTGCGCAACTGTAGGGACTTTGCCCTGGACAGCACTGCGCTTCAGTTCTATTTTAACTGCCATATGTAGGACGCTTCAAAAGTATATACTAACGAGGGCTTATATAAGCCGTTTATAAATAGTTACTTCTAAAAAGATCCTCCATCAACAGTGTCAGTTCCTTCAATAGAACCGTTAACAGATTCAAGTAGTTCTTCGTTAGGAACAAATGGCATAACCACACTTGAAGAGAAGTTTGCTGAACCTGTAACTTGAAGGCTTCCAGACAAGATAATAAGGTTTGGATTAACACCATTCAATGCATTGATAATTCTTGTAATATGTTCTGCTTGGATGATTGCTCCTGGGTATATTCCGTCCGATGATATAGTGCCACTTGTTGGAGTTGGTTGATATACAATAATGGATTGATCAGATACTATGGATCCAGAAACTACAGATGCACTTGTATACGGTATCTCATAGCCAGTTAACGAGTTCACATAGTCTACTAACACATTAACCGAGCCACTACCAACTACACCAGACGAACTGACTATAATTCCACTAGCTGATGGAATTAGGTATCCAGTTAATGAATTGACTTGGTTAATAATGCTTGCAAGAGTACTCATCCTACTTGTGCTAATTCAGTTGTAAAAACAATCTTACAAAGGTTGTATGTCTTGGAAGTAAGCTGAGCGAGGTATTGATTCATGGTGTCTGGTATCAAATATCCATTCAAACTTAGGTCAAATTCTGTTCTAACTAGCCTATCCTCACCTTGTTCATAGGTTTGACTGTCACTAAACGTTTCCATCTTGGCTAAGAATTGAAACCTGCTTGGATCACCCCAATAAGAGTTAGAAGCAAAGTTCATAGCTTCAATGAGCTTATCCATCTGTTCTACGAAGTTTGTCCACATTATAACTCTATAATTAAGAGTAACATAGTCAGGAGTAACAACTACCACAAACTCTTTCTGTGGCTTTTGGTTTCTTAAAATTCCAAAGTTATCGTATATGTTTTGCTTACTAAATACTTTCTCAAATAACTGTACATTATACGCCTTATTACCATCTAATTTGTTGCCAAGTGTTCTGTTCTGTACAACAGAGGACCTTTTGTACATGAGAAGTGGTGACATGATTCTAGCTGCATTGTCTCTATAGTAACCATCCCTTTGTACAGATTTCCACTTTTCAGGTGAACCATATATGATTGGCACTAATACTTGACTGTTATTTTGGAAAACAGTCAACTTAAGATACTCATTAAAATAGAAAGCAATAGCCTCGTCTATATCCTTTATACCTATTGAAAATCGCTTATTTGGCTCTTCGTTAACAGAAGTCTCATATGCACGGTTAAACTCTGGTTGACCCGGTTTAAACGGCTCTGAAAAGACTATGTTGGGATTGCCGTATTGAGGATCAACAGGCTTGACCATCTTATCCATGAACTCCCTTCTAGTCTGAGGTCTAACTTGTTGTCCCATCTTACAAACGTTCTTTTTGTATTCCCAGTCTTTCTGGAGAAGTCATGTGAGTATTACATATAATTGAGAAGCTAGCACCAAAGTTTTGTAGACCATCTGAGTAGGTGTATGCAGGGTCTTTACCTAGGAAGTATTGGTTCTCGTTTACATTATCTACTTCGTAGTATTGTTCATTGTACATTATAACGTCACCTGTTTCAGGTACCACATTGGCAGTTTCTAGGTTAACTTTCAAGAACCTAAAATCAACTGTTCGTCTAGTATCAGGACCAAAGCTATCAGTTACGGTTGTAAAGTCTCCTCTTACAATCAAACAGTTAATTAAGACAGGACCTATGTAGTCCTTTACCAATGCTTCACCATATACATTTGGCTGAGATTGAGGTAAAATGATTTTATAATAACCCACCTGCTGTGTAACAACGTTACCAACAAACTCTTGAGCTACTCCTATCTGCATTAATGCATCTCTGACTGATCCAAATAGTGCCAATGTTTCTAAATTATATTATCAATTAAATACTTTTCACTTTCTCTTATTCTAACTATTTTGTAGCCACTTGCTTTAGCTATTTCTTCCTTTTTTCTATCAATATACCACTGTCTTTTTTCTCTTTCAGTGATACAACTTTCTAAAGTTTTTGGATGCCAATAATCTCCATCAAACTCTATAATTAAATTTTTTTCGGGTATGTAACAATCGTAAAACCATTTGTTTATTTCAAATTGATAAACATAATTGTAACCCTTTTTTTTAACCATTTCAAGCATTTCACTTTCAAAACTATTTGTCTGTTTTTTATTTCCTAATTCTACTAACTTTTGATAGCCCTTAATTCCTTTTTCTCTCAGTTGTGCCTTGTATTGCTTTTTACCTAGATTATTTATAACTTTTGGTATAATTTTTTCTTTTATGAAATCACTTTTTTGTTTTTTTGTTTTTTTTGACCACCATTCTTTTTTAGCTAATCCAATAGATTGATTTCGTTTAGGATCTTCATACTTTATCAAACTCCTACCATATTCTAAAATAGCTAATTGCTTAGCTCTACCTTCTTCACTATATTTTCTATTTTTAAATCTCTCCTTTTTTTGTTCACTACTTAACTCTTGATAGAACCTTTTAGCTCCCTCACTATATTTGACTTTACTTTCTTCACATATCAACAAAGCTGATGGATATCGTTTCAGGTACTCTTCAGTTGTTATGCTGTGTTTTTTAGTGTGAGCATTTGTTATTCTTCTATATTCATTATTACAAATTAGACACCTAACCATGCTGTTATGTTTATAATAAATAGTACAATACTCCCTATGAATATTGGTATTGGTATGTTATTCAACGTGTCTGCTAGCGAATCATTCTCACTTCTTTTTCTTTCAAGCTGAGCTTGCCTACTCATGTCTTCAAGATCACCTCTTAACTTCTCTCTTAAGTTATTTTGCATTGCTTGACCTCTAGCTATCAAGTCAGCGAAGTTGAGTGTAGTCTCAGCTCCAGGTATGTTTACGGTAGTATATTTACCTCTAATAAGACCTAGTAACTCCGACGTCAAAGCTGCTGTATATTCTTTAATCCATTGCTTCCCAGGTTGGTTAATATCTGAGTAAGTTATCAAACCGTAAGGAGCTAGACCAGGGTTTGCTACCAATCCTTGATTATTGCCATAAGGACTATTCTCAGTCAAACTCATTAAATCTGACTGGAATGCGTACTGTATAGAAATACACCTACCTGAATACATTGGCATTGGCATAATTCTAAGATTAGTACCAATTAACTCAAAACTAAAGGCTGGAAGCCTTACAGTGTTAGACATCTCCAACTCTTGTATTCTTTGAATATCCCAATAGACAGGATAGAGTGTTACACTGTTTGATCCACCACCTACTCCTACACCTGCACCAGCACCGTACCCACCCCAATCACCAGGCCATGCACCTGCACCACCTAACTGAGGGTAGTATGCACCATACCCGTATCCATAGATAGCTGGAGGTGCTTGATACATGATTCTTTGTACAACAAGCCTATCGTTAACACTCATACTTTGCTCAGTTACAGCCCAGTTATACAAATCGTAGTTTTGCTCTGAGGCTGATACATATAGAGATCCACTCTTCCAACTAACAAAGCCTCCTACACCAGCTGGTTGACCATAAGTCTCACTGATGTTTATTAGATTTGTGAGGTTAGGAGATACCACAGTAGTATTAAGTAAACTACCAGTTGCCTGACCTTCCAAAGTAAGGTAATTGTCCTTGATTTTAAGTTGATACAGTTCTTCCGCATATATTGATACAGCTTCTTCAAAGCATGCGTAAATATTTAAATCTTGCAATTCTACATCTAGTACAGGATA